TGACACTGAGCTTTCAGTTGCCGCAACAGTAGACAATCAGCTCTGTTACAACCCCAAAGCAATTATGTTTGAGGTTGATTACGATAAGAAGACCAAGACTGTAAACAAAAGAGACAAAGAGTTATTTAAGAAACGTCAAAAAAAATACTATGGTGTCAACCTCTTCTCATAAAGCAGTTATTATTGGAACACGACCCGATCGTACAGAACAACTACAAAACTGCACTAACTCTTTTAATACATCTTATAAGGTTATAATTGTAGATTGTGACGGCTACGAGGTGGGTAAATTAAAATGGGTACTTAATAATACTGATATAGATGAGTTTGTCTTTCTTCAAGATACAGTAGAAGTTAAAAACCCACGATTTATAGATATTTGCTTTGCACGACCAGAAAGTGTATCAATTTGTAATTATCCGTCATTATTTGGCTGTTATTTAGGCAAGTATAAGCGGTCGGTTTTAGCAAAAATGAACTTGCCAGATATTAAAGACAAACTAGGCTCAGTGGAGTACGAAATGCAGATAGGACGTGATTATTGCAAATTTGAAAAACCCTTTGAATTATTTGACGACTTAAGAAATGTGGATAACTTTGTGGAAAAGTTTGGTCATAAAGTAATGAAAATTGAGAATGACTATTTAATTAAGTATAAAACTATTTGGAATAGATTAATGTTATGAAGGTCTTAACCCTAGGCACTTTTGATATTACGCATTATGGACATTGGTCATTTTTAAAAAAGTGTAGTGAATTTGGTGAAGTTTGGATTGGTCTTAATAGTGATGAGTTTATTCTAAAATATAAAAAGAAAAAGCCCATTTTGTGTTATAACGAACGCAAACTAACTTTAGAACTTGCTGGATACAAAAATATACTTCCAAATAATCAGGCTGATGGAACTATTAAAGATGTTTTTTTGCAAGTAATACCTAATGTTATTGTTATTGGGTCAGACTGGCTTCGCAAAGACTATCTCTCACAAATAGGTTTAACTCCAGATTATTTAGACTTATTTAATACTTCACTATTTTATGTACCATACACCAAGACGATTTCAACTACTGAAATTATCAAAAGGTGTAAAGTTTACTAAATTACACATTAAACCTTTAATCTTTCCATATTCTATACTTTACTTATAGATACTATAAAGAAAAATTGTGTCCAAAATTCAATATTTTGTGAGCCAACTTGAGCAAAAAATTAAAGTTATAAAAAAGGTAAAAAATGTCCATAACTGCTAATGATGTATTATTAGATGTTTCATATAGGCGTGGAGAAAATGGCGTTCCTACCGGAAATGAACTTAACCGAAGATTAAAGTTTTTAAGTCAAGCGTTAAAAGATTTAACCAGACAAAATCTTTATTGGTTTTATACTAAAACCTATGCTACTTCAACGGTTGCCGATCAAGAAATTTATAGTTTACCGGCTGATTTTAAAAAGCCAATTGAATTGCGAGTAGATAGACTTTTAAGAACCGAACAATCAGATCGTTCTGTTTTTTCACTTTATAAAATTCCACCTACCTCAACACCATATTTAATAAACTATTTTAATGATAAGTATTATTACATTTTTGGCGATGAAATTCACCTATTACCCCATCCAAGCTCAACCCCTAGTGCAATTAGTGTTAGTTCAATTGTGGTTGCTGATACTACAGCAACCGTTACTTGTGCTTCTGCTCACGGTCTACAAAATAATGATTATGTGCAAATTGCTGGTGCTAGTGTAAGCGAGTGTAATGGCTCAAAAAGGGTTAATGTTACTTCTAGTACTGTTTTTACCTATACGGTAGCAAGTGGCACTTCTAGCCCCACTGGTACGATTACAAGCACTTGGAACAATTTTGTATTAAGATATTTTTACACTCCCAGTACTTCTTTTACAGCTATAACTGACACTATAGATTTACCAGATAGGTTCAGTGATGCACTGTCTGCTTATGTTTTTGGTAGATTAGCCCAGTTAGATGGCGAAAGAGGCGACGCTACTGATGGTTTTGATGAGTATAACGAAATTATTGGTGAAATTAACAAAGAAAATATGACTAGAACTAATGTTAATACTCCTATATCGGAATCTATCTGGTAATGCAAATAAGTAAACAAAAAAACCCCACAAGAAAAGACGAGCTAGCAACTGGTTTTATTGGTGGACTTAATCTTTTTCAAGATGAAACCTCTATTAAAAATGGCGAGCTAACTGAAGCCAAAAATGTTTTGTTAAATGTAGATGGTATTGAACCTCGACCTGGAACTTATAACTACGGAACTGAAAGTGGCGATAGAGTGTTGGGTGCTTTTGCTTACTACAAATCAGATGGAACTCGTGAACTTTTACGTTTTGCTGATGGGGCTAATGACAAACTTCAAAAATATGTTGCTGGTGTACCTACTGATATAGGGACTAAGACTTTTGATGATGAATCTCCAATGAACTTCGTACAAGCTGATGATAAGGTTTACATTTTTAATGGTGAGGATAACTTAACTTATTATGACGGTACGACTGTACAGACTTATACTGCTTTAACTACTCCAGCTAATTTATCAGTTACACCTCAAGGCACAACTGGCTCAACAACTTATTCATATCGAATAAGTGCTTTTAATAATGTTGGAGAAACAGTTGCTTGTACTTCGGTTCAGACTACAACTGGAAACAAAACAATAAATGCTACTAATTTCAACCGACTAGAGTGGGATGATGTTGCTGGTGCGGTTGGATACAACATTTATGGTCGATTTGCGACAGGTTTGGGGGAAACTTATATTGACACTGTTTATGAAAGCACCTACGACGATAATAGAACAGATGAAAATGGGAATCTTTTATCGCAATCTCTCTCAATTTTGCCTCCAGAAACCAACTCAACTCTTGGTCCAATAGGTTCAATGCCTATCTTTGCCATTTCTCGTATTTTTATTTCAGGACTTAAAGACTCTCCTTCACGTCTTATATTTTCAGGAACAAGTGAGAAAGTGGGTAACTTTACAACTCCTGCTTTTGGTGCGGGTGGAGTCGATGTTTTTAAGAATGATGGTTCAGCAATTACTGCCATTATTGGTTTTCAGGGTGGAGTAATAGTTTTCAAAGAAAACGCTATTTATAAGTTTAGTTTTACTTCTGACGGCTATCAACAGCTAGAGGAAATTGTTAAAGGTTTTGGGGCGATTGGTTTTAGATCAGTTCGCCACGTGGAAAATGATATTATTTTTGCTTCACGCAAAGATGGAAGATTAGCTTTTTATTCACTTGGCAATCAAGAAAACTATATTGCAACGGTACTTAGAACTAATGAGTTATCAATTAAAATTGAACCTTATTTAAAAGATGTCGCTTTAGATCACTTAGATAATAGTGCTGGTTATTATTATCAGAACTTATACATTTGTGCGATACCAAAATCTGGCAGCACGCTAAATGATCGGATATGGGTACTTGATACTCGCTTTGGTGCTTGGGTTTATTGGGAAGGTCTTAGCCCTAATATGTTTGTTGCCTTTTTAGATGACAGCGGGAATGAAGGACTTTATTATGCAGATGAAACTAGTGGCTACCTTGTAGAAATGTTTAGAGATGAAAGAAATGATAGCGTAGTAGCAATAGATGTTCAGTGGGCTACAAAAGCATTTAATCAGGGTCAATTTAATAAAGAGAAACGCTATCACAACCCAACTTTTCAATTCAAAGATGTTTCAACTTCAACTAATATCAAAGGCTATGTTTATCTTGACGGTGTAGAAAATAGTGCAGAATTTACGATCAATCAGCAATCTTTATCAGGGGGTGGTGTGGGTGCTTTTGTAGTCGGCGAAACTTTACCGGGAGATGCACCCTCAACTTCTGTGGATAGTGAGGGGTCAAGCGATATACCAGTTGAAATCTACGACATACTTAGAGGTAGATCAATTAAATATGTTTTTTCTTGTAATACACTTAATTCTTATTTTAAGTTTTTATCACTTGTGCATACTTATTCTATTAACAGTAAACGATTAGATGATAGGTTTAGAGTTTATCCAACTTAAACTTTTTAACTTAAAATCTTATAGAATGGAACTATGGGAACAAATGCATACTACCTAAACCAATTTATATCAACTACTCTTGCGACTGTTGGGGGAATTGACGACAGTCAAACGACCGGAATTATTCTAACTTCGGTAACTGGCGTAGAAACAACTAAACCAGGAATTGTCTGTTTGAGTTATAGCGATCCCATTGACACTAGTAAAGCTGAATGGATTAGTTATACCTCTATTAGTGTAACCAACGAATTACAAGGAGTAACAAGAGGTGCAGAGGGATTTAGCGCTAAATCTCACTCAAACGG